ATTTATTTTTCCAAACTTGAAAGATCATTGACCAAAGAAGAACTAAAGATGGTTAATAAATATAAAAAGAAAACTAGCAAGAATGTAGGGGGTAATACCTTTACCTATGATAATCAGATTTTAGAACATAAAACATTAAAACATCTTAAGAAAGATTTATATAAAATGATTATGGATTATTTTAATAAAATTGTTTGCCCTCCCAATCCTCTTATTCCTTATATCTCTCAATCTTGGTTTAACTATACGCAGCCCGGTGAACGTCACCATAACCATGCTCACCCTAATTCTTATATTTCAGGAGTTCTTTATATTGCTGCTAACAAAGAAGTGGATAGAATTAAATTTCATAAAACTGGTTATGAAAGAATTAGACTAGAAGCAACTCAATTTAATATGTATAACTCTAGAAGTTGGTGGTATCCAGTGGGAACTGCTGATGTGGTTCTTTTTCCTTCTTACTTAGTGCATGGAGTAGATACAGCACAAGGACCCAAGACTCGTACGAGTTTGTCTTTCAATGTTTTTATTAAAGGCAACCTCGGCTCTAAAAAAGAAATAACTGAATTGATTATCGAATGATTCCTGACGCAATAAATTATATATATGGTCTCCCTTCTTATCAGACAAACATAAAGCCAGAGCTTTACGAAAAAAAGAAAATTTTATCTCAAATAGAAAAAAATTATAAAAGATCTAAAGTAAGAAATAAGTGGAATACCGACTCTTATGTTAAGACAGATATACATCATTCGATAGAGGATAATAATAATCCTATGTTTAAAAAAATTAATTATTATTCATTACCCAAACAATACGAAAAAATAATAACAGATTTTTTTCATAAACTGGCTCTCAAGAAAAGTTTTAAGTCTACTTATAATATTGTTAATTACACCTGTGCTAGACATAATTCACTCATGATGCCCCATATTCATACGGATTGCACCTTTTCTCTTATTCATTATCTCAGCTTTGATAAGGAACAACATCTACCAACGATTTTTAAAAACCCTTACTATTTTAATCACTTATTGCCTTACAAAAAAAATTTACAGAATATATTTGCTAATAGAGAAGAGAACAGTTGGGCCTATCAGGAGTGGATAATAAACACCGTAGAAGATGATGTAATAATTGTCCCCGCCATTCTTGAGCATTACGTAAGAAATATAGATAGCAAAAAATCTAGAATTACTATAATAGTTAATATTCGCACTGATAACGGCAGTTGACCGTTCCCTTAAGGTATATTATAAATGAATTTTAGGATTGTTTTATGCTACAAAAAGTTAGTTTTTTACCAGGATTTAATAAACAAGTTACAGCCACCGGCGCCGAAGGGCAGTGGACAGGTGGAGATAATGTCCGTTTTAGATATGGCACCCCTGAGAAAATTGGAGGTTGGGACCAATTAGGAGAAGATAAATTAACAGGAGTTGCTAGAGCTCTTCATCACTGGGACGATAATGCAGGCATTAAGTATGCGGCGATCGGCACTAATAGAATTTTATACGTCTACTCAGGCGGAACTTATACGGATATTCATCCTCTTCGAACTACAATAACAGGTTGCGATTTTACCAGTACCTCTTCACAGACAGCGGTCACGGTTACTTTTCCCAGTCCCCATGGATTAGTCGATGATGACATTGTTAAATTTGATGGAGTCAGTGGGGTTACGGCAATTGGATCGACTTATACGGATGCTTCCTTTGAAGATATTAAATTTATGGTAACGTCAGCGCCTACTGCATTGACCATTACTATTACCATGGCGTCCACAGAAACAGGAACTCCTTTAAGTAATTCAGGATCAGCTTCCGCATTATGTTATGTAAGTGTAGGACCCGCTCAAGAAGTAGGAGGCTATGGTTGGGGCACAGGAACTTATTCTGGATCAGCTTCAGGAGCAGCGACCACTACATTAGGTGCTAACATTTCAGATACAAGCACAACATCAATTACTCTGGCCGACTCAACTGCTTTTCCTACTTCAGGAGAAATTAGAGTAGGGACAGAGGATATTTCTTTTGCGGATAATGATACAGCCACAGGAATTGTAAGTGGGGGAGCAAGAGGAGTAAACGGAACTACAGCACAGTCCAGCTCTACCTCACCCTCTACTCATAGTTCCGGTGATGATGTAACTAATATTTCAGATTATGTCGCATGGGGTGAAGCATCTTCAGCCGACTATACCATTGCACCTGGACTTTGGGTTCTGGATAATTATGGAACTAAATTAATGGCTCTTATTTATAATGGATCGTGTTATGAATGGGATGCAGCAGCTTCAAATCCATTAGCAAATCGAGCCACGGTTGTCTCAGGAGCTCCAACGGCTTCCAGACACATGATCGTGTCACCGGTTGATCGTCACTTAATTTTCTTAGGAACTGAAACAACGATTGGTGATTCTACGACTCAAGATGACATGTTTATTAGATGGTCGGATCAAGAAAGTACTAGCGATTATACTCCTTCCGCGACCAATACCGCGGGAACGCAAAGACTGGCCCAGGGTTCTCAAATCATGGGAGCGATTCGAGGTCGAGACACGATGTATATTTGGACCGACTCGGCTATTTTCTTAATGCGTTTTGTCGGTCAACCTTTTACCTTTTCTTTTGAACACGCGGGAACGAACTGTGGATTGATTGGAAAGAATGCCTGCATGGAAGTTGATGGAACCGCCTTCTGGATGTCAGAAAATGGTTTCTTTCAATACTCCGGTCAACTTCAATCGATGCCTTGCCTGGTAGAAGATCATGTTTTTGAGGATATTAATACGACTGCTCGAAATCTAATTAATACGGGTCTCAATAATCTATTTGGAGAAGTGAGCTGGTACTATTGTAGCTCAGGTTCTGATGTGGTCGATCGAGTAGTCACTTATAATTATTTAGAATCGGTAATGTTAAAAAAACCGATCTGGTACACCGGAACTTTAGCACGAACAGCATGGGCCGATTCTTCTATTTTTGCAAAACCTCATGCTTGTTATTATACAACCAGTGATGATGCTTCCTTTGATGTCGTAGGCAATACGGATGGGATTACTATCTACTATGAACATGAAACAGGAACCGATCAAGTTGATGCTGGAGGAGTGGTCACAGCGATCACAGCTAATATTCTTTCAGGAGACTTTGATATTACCCAAAAACGAGCGGCGCAGGGACAGCTCTTAGGAGCTCCCGATATACGAGGCGATGGTGAATATATTATGAAGATTAGAAGATTCTTACCGGACTTTATTAGTCAGACAGGGAACACTCGAGTTACTTTATTTTTAAGAAATTATCCGAATGATACAGCCGCAAGCTCATCATTAGGACCCTTTACAATCACAACTTCTACTGATAAAGTTGATACACGCGCAAGAGCAAGAGCGATTGCGTTGAAAATAGAGAACACTTCGAGTTCAGAGAACTGGAAGCTCGGAACATTTAGACTGGACATACAACCAGACGGGAGAAGATAATGGCATTATACGATCAAAATTGGGACATCAATAGTTATAATAGAGCGTACGGCAACAACAATCTGGATGCAAGATTCCAGGGTGAAAATGAGATCTATCGAAACATGGATCAAAATATGAATTATCGTCCCCCTGGTTCTTTTTTACGTTCAGGTGTTGGAAGCTTTTATAATACTCCACAAACTTATCCTGGAAGCGCTTATTCACCTCAGAGAGGATTTGAAGAAATGCAATTTGATGAAACAGTTACTCCAGAAAGAACAGGAATTCTTGAGAATTTTAAAAATAAACTTTCAACATTTACAACTCCTGCTATGGCATTTATGAAAAAGATGGGAGGAGTAACTCCAGAGAAAAAAGCATTTTATGATGCAGTCGTAGGTGAACGACCTCTTGGAACCAATCAATTTACAAAAGGAATGTATGGTGGAAAGGAATACGAAGTTTACAATTCTCCAAGTGGATTAAAAGTTGGCTCTGATATCTTAGGAACAGGACCAGGTTTTGAAAAGAATTTATATTCTGGATTTGGAAGTCAGAGTATAGAAGAAATGGAACAGAAGAAATTAGACTGGTTCCGAGATAGAGTTAGAAAAGGTAAAAAAATCAGTCAAAGAGGCTATGATCTACTAGATAAATATGGAGATGGACGTACAACCACAGACACAGTGGCTCCAGTGCGAACAGACAGACAAAAAATTGAAGCCTATACAGGAAGCCCAATGTCAGAATATAGACAATCTAGACCGGCATCTGAAAGACAGTTTACAGGTCATGGTAGAAGTGGAATGGGAAGAAGTGCAGATCGATTCGCTGCAGAAGGCGGAAGAATTGGTTATCAAGAAGGCGAACTCGTAGAAGATGAATACATGGCAGAAGCGACTCCAGGAGGAATGATGGAGGAAAATATCGAAGAAGTTCAAGGAGAACCAAGTAGAGAACAACTCGAAGCTATCGCTTTAGAAATTTTTAGATTACCCTTAGAAGAATTAAACGAGGAACAATTAAATGTTGTTTATCAAGCAGCTATGGAACAAGAGCCTGCTGAAGAAGAGGTTCAGTTTGCAGCACAAGAGGGTCCAGGCGAAGGTATAGCGAGTCTTGTTTAATGGCAAAGATTACTCAAGCATTAACTCGTGCGAGTAAAGAATATGATCCAATCACGTTTCAATCTTTGGTGCGGGATCTTGACGCCGTGATTAATAAATTGAACACTTCCTTTCAACAAGAACTTAAACAAGAGGTAGACGCTCAAGCGTTCTTTATCGAATAATGGCAGTCATCAATCAGTATAAAATGTACGGGGTCACGAGTACGTCGGCCGAAGGTCCTATTAAATTCTTTGGTACCGATACTGTCACAGGTAATCAAAATCCTTTAATTAATGAAACCTATATTGTTAAGTCATTACATGTGACGAATAAATCAGGCTCGAATACCCCCACGATTACGATTACGAACAATGCATTTCAGGTGATTAATACTCAAACTTTAAGTACCGCGGCAAGCGTAGAAATTTTAAGCAATCCGATGGTGGTGGAAGGCAATACGGTTCTTTCTTATACTACAGCAGGAACGGTTAGCGATGGGGTAGACATTACGATTAGTTATTTAAACATTAAAAAGGAGGTTACTAGATAATGGAAATTAAGCCAACGAAAGTGACAACAACGATTAAACATAAGCAAACAGGGGAGATTTATAAGACTGAAGAAGAGTGGAAAGCCAAAGGAATAGAGGGAAAAGACATCCGAAGAGATGTCCATGTCCTAATGCCGAGGCTTGATTTGTTCAGTAAAACAAAGTAGGTTCAAAATTTAGGCGAAATTATGACAAATTCAAAGAGACAACAGTATGGCTTCGGAAGCTTTGTTAAGAAATTCACAAAGCCCATCAAGAAAGTACTCAAAAGCCCAATAGGAAAAGCTGCTTTGATAGGCGGAGGTCTATATGGCCTTGGTGGATTAAAATCCTTAGGTGGAACAGGTATATTTTCAAGTGGTCAAGGTCTATCCCGTTTTGGAAACCTGGCAAGGATGTTTAAAAGTAAAGGAGTATTAGGTGATCTTCTTTTTAGTGGAAAAGGAGCAGACAGAAAATTTAGTCTTGGTAAAGCAGGACTCATGGGTTTACTAGGAGCAGGAGCCACGATGCCTTTTTTAGGAGGAGATGAGGAAGAAGAAGTTATCGAAACTCCATGGGAAACAACACCCTCAAGTATTGCTAACATTAGAGACATGGCAAGAAATCGAGATCCAAGTTTATCTTTCTTACCTCAGAATGCTTATACTCAATCAGGATTTTATTTAAAAGATGGTGGTATAGCAGGCTTAGCTAATGGTGGTGGAGTAGCAGAAGCTAAAGCAGAACAAATGTTAAAAATGGAATATCAAAAGTATCGTAATCAAGGTGGGACCATGTCTTACCAACAATTTAAAATGACTGTATTAAAACAAGCTCAAGGTCAAGGACCCATGGCTCAGGGACAACCGCAACTGGCTCCAAGACAAATGGCAGCTGAAGGTGGTCTCATGGATCTGGGTGGGATGGAAAAAGATTATAGAGCTGAAGGTGGATTCGTTCCTATCGGCGGTAAAGAAAAAGCTGATGACGTACCCGCAAGACTTAGTAAAAATGAATTTGTATTTACAGCAGACGCTGTAAGAAATGCTGGCGGCGGAGACATTGACGCGGGCGCAGAAGTCATGCAGAATATGATGGATAATTTAGAACAGGGTGGACAGATTTCAGAAGAATCTCAAGGCGCTCAAGGCATGTATAATAATATGAAACAATTAGAAACGAGGGTAGCATAATGGCATTACCAGGATATTTAGAAGACACAGCAAAAGACTACGCCAAACAGGCAACGGGTGCCTATAGTGTACCCATAGATACAAGTAAATTTACCGGTCAACAATTCGTTGCGGGTGAGGATCCCTTACAAACAAGAGCTATTGATATAGCTGAAGCAGGAGTAGGTTCTTATGCTCCTTTTTTATCAGCGGCCCAGACAGGACTTACACAAGCAGGTACCGATGTCGGTGCAGCACGAACAGCTGCTGGAGGATTGGGAGCTTTAACAGGACCAACAGCTTACCAACCTTTCATGTCACCCTATCAACAAGATGTTATTGATACATCATTGGCAGCATTTGATAAACAAGCTGCACAACAGCAACAAGCTTTAAGAGATCAGGCACTCGGAGTACCCGGTGCTTTCGGCGGAGGACGTGAAGGTGTTCAGCAAGCTGAATATCAAGCAGGTAGCGATCGAAATCGAGCCATGATGCATGCAGGATTATTACAACAAGGCTATGGCAACGCACAACAAGCAGCTCAACAAGCATTTCAAAATCAACAAGCCATTGCTCAAGGTCAATTAGGATTAGGGCAAGCTCAAATGGGTCTCTCTAATTTTCAAAGAGGAGCACTAGGAGCAGACGTAGGA